ACTGTTTTCGAAATGAATACCTACAGGAATAGTAGCACCGTTTCTTTCAGCACTTGTAATACTAATTTTTGCATCCTTTTGATATTCAGTACCATCAATCAGGTATTTTAACTTGTTAAGTTGCGGCATACCGAATGTGCCAATCATATCCGGATAAGGGTTATGTGTGTCTGCTTCCATAATAACTGATCTATCATCAGCCATTGAAAACATTCCTGTCTTTTCTTCTTCGCCAGACACTTTTACAGTTGTTAGAAAACCTAAGTTCTGTGTGTGGCTGACAATATCTTGTAAAATGTCTTTCATTGAATTCTCCTATACATTTACATTATATTTAGGTTTTGTATAAAACACAAGCATTTTTTTACTCAAAATCAAATAAACTATTAAAGTTATTGTCATTACGAGTTTGACTTATGTCCCATTCCAAAACGCCAATTAAGTTTTTAAGTTTTTCATCGATTACTGTGTTTTCCATTGTAGCATCATCGAAAGGCAACTCTTTAAACCAATCCGGAAGTCTTAGTTCATCTACCGGATACGCTACACTTGTATATCCCATTGGATTGTCTTTTACTTTACAAACAATTACTTTTGCACCGTCTGTAATGTTTACGGAATATTTGTCACCGTTCATACGTTTAAGTGTATTCCAATTAATACTTGCTCTTACGTGTCCAGGCATATTTGCTTTGCCTGCTTTCTTTTCTTTGGCTTCATATTCTGTAATTTTGTTTGCACGTTTAGGAGAGCCTTTTTCCCATCCAGGACGTGCTTTGAACTCTGTTCTAAATTCTGTAATATAATCAAGTACTTCTTCTTTTTCCTTACCAGATAGCACCTTTTCTAATACATTGCTTAAGAAGTCTTGTATTACAACCGGAGTATCAGAACGTTTAAGATCAAGACCCATTGCTTTAATTTTACCTGCTTTGCCTTCTGTGTCTGTTCTAAAACCTTCAATATCATAATAAAGCACTGCATAGCGTTTCTTTGTAATAAACAAGCCTTTACTTGCAACAATTTCTCTAGCAGCAGCAATTACCTCTGAACGCTTCTTAGGACAATGAAATGCTGAACTCATAAACTTACCAAATGTTGAGTTTGCATTTTCACCAATTGTGTCATACAATTCAACTACACTATCTTTTGTCCACGGAATACTACCAGATTCTATATCTTTTTTAAGTGTACTGTATGCACTAAAGTATGTTGAATCTGTATCACCATATACAATTGCTTTGCCTGTATGATCATATTCGCCTGTTACTATCTCATTGATCTTAGCAGCCATATGTTTTGTGATGCTTCGTCCTGTAAGTGTAACACTTTGACCAATCCTGTTGTCGAAAAACCTACAACCAGGATTAAGAATAGCACCATACAAACTATTGAGTAGAATCTTTTTAACCAACTGACGCTTTGCCCAGTATTCTTCTTCAATCTTGTTTCCTGCATTTTGACTTTCTTTCTGCTTCGCCTGCATTTCTTTACGTTCTTTATACCAACGTGCAAGTAGTCCAGGAATAATACCTTCTTTTTCATACGTAAAGATTGTGCCGTTAGCACTAAGCATCCATGGTTGATTGCTTTCATAGATTAGATCATATATCTGTGCAGCACTTAGTTTATCACTGTCACCGTTTTCCCAATCAACAGTAATCTCTCTACTAATTTCTTTTTCCATGACTGAACTATATTCAACTGATCCAAACATACCTTCCCAAGCACTAGCAAAACTTTTACCTTTTGCCATTTGAGAATCAATATGTGCTTTTGTTCCATCCTGTCTAAGTTGACCTACTACAGTTTCTGGACCCATATTCAATGCTCTAATAACAGATGGATATAGTGAATTCAAGTCAACACTACCAATCCATTCGTGAATTCCTTTCTTAGGATATGCAACATATGCACCTGCCGCTGGCTCGCTACCTGGCTCACGTTTCACTCTGTTCGGAACTATCATTCCACGTCTATGTGCTTCGTTAATAATACCTTGTTCTGTAACAGCAACAGCACCCATTGTTGTTTGTATAAGCACAGTATTTTCATGTGCAATAGTATTTGCAAGATCAATAAACTTTAGTTTCTTATCAAGTTTATTAAGTAGTGCAGTATCTTGTCTGTTGTATTCAATAAATGTTCTGAAGTCATTGTTGTAAAGAGCATCTAGACTGCCTTCATAAACAGTTTTCTTTTCACCTACTTCTAGTTCACCAATAGCATCAAGTCGATATGTATGACGTTCTTCATAGTTGTATTTTCTATAAAGTTCTAAACTGTCTACATGTACACGGCCAACTAAATCATATGTTTGAGATTCTTTACCAAACTTTTCATATGTCCTTTTCTTAGGATATTGATTCCAAAGACACAAACGTCTAGTATCTTCTTTGCTTAAAACTTTTGTAATTCTGTTTACAGTATAAGGCATATCATAACCTTCACTGTTCCAACCACTTAGTACATCAGCATCTTGAATAAGATCTAAAAAGGCATCAAGCATATCCGCTTCATTGTCATAAAGTATAGTATTTGGAATGCCATCAATTGCTTTTTTTGCTTCTGCCATTGATAATGTTTTAGGCGGAATTGCTAAACAAATTAGTTCATCCATCCACTGTAAGTGTACAGCAATTGATGTAATAGGCATAAACGCATCTTCTGGACTTGCGTAGCCACGCTCAGGATCAAAGTCAACCTCAATATCCCAAAACGCTACATTAAGTTTAGGAGCATCAACATTTAAATAGTTGTCTTCTAAACAACGATAAATTGGATTTATATCGCTTTCGTATAATTTTTTATTGGAATGAATTGCAAGTTCTTTGCGAAGTTCTTTTATGTTCTTTGCAGTAACACGTTGTAACTGGTCACCGTAAATAGATTGATGTTTACCTCTTGGGTCTTTGTAATAAAAAACGTGTCTTGGGGAATATTCTGTAAAATGTCTTTTGTTATTTTTTCTTTCTACAACACGTATTATATCTTCATTACGATCATAGAATGCATCTACGTAGCTCATTTGTTCTCCTTACATGTCATTTGCGGCTGACAAATACCAATTAAGTCCTTTTTGGCGGACAATACCTTCTTCTAAATTACTTATCCTGTCACTAAAGTGTAAATGTATTTTGTGACTCCGTATGTGTAAATGCAGGCCAATACTCCATTTAGCACAATTAAACTTTTTTCTTTCCATAGCACACCAACTATTGTCCAAATGATACTTGCAAAAAAGAAACCAAATACACCATAAATTTGATTAGGAAACATTGAAATCAACATAGCGGCAAAAAGTAAAACTGTTGTTCCTGCCCATGCCAGCGGTTGATATGGTTTACTCTGTTGTGTCATCATTATCTGGCTCAATATTATTAGGTTTTAAAATAGGCATACCACCACGATCAAAATAACGGCCATCATCTGTTACATATATGTATGATTTAATATTATGGTCACCTAGTGCCGATTTTACAATAATACTTTTTTTTGTAATATTGCCTTTATATTCAGAATAATCTGCGTTAACTAATCTAACCTTGCCGTTGTTATTACCATAAATTCTATCAGCAGGTTCACCGCCTGGTCCTATATGGTTTGAAACTATAAGTGTATTACCCATTTCGCTCATCAATAACTTTTTTGATATGCATGAGATGATCAGGAACTTCCCATCCAAATACTGATGCTAGATTAACACCACTATTTTCGTAATCTAAATCCTTAACACCTCTTTTCATTCCGAAACCAAGGCCACCTTTTGTTTTAGTGTGCCTTTTAGGATCATATTGTGATTCATCTTTGTATTGCACTTTTTTAGTTCTCTTTCTTTGTTTTGGCATTCTTATAATAGTAACACAACTATATTATGTTGTCAAGTTATTTTTACCACCAACTTGCTGCTACACCGTATCCAAATACATTAACACAAGCAAAGTAAAAAGTTAGTAGTGTTACCCATGCAGCACCTCTACGTAAAGATGCATAGCATTGAGTAATACTTCCTACAAAAAAGAATGGATACACAATTAACATGTTTGGATCCATTGCTGTCATAGCAAGTGTTAAACTTGCTGCAACTGTGAAAATAAAACTAACTAGTTCAAAACCAAAAGCAATTTTATCGCTTTGGTAACTGTTAATCCAAAATGATTTTATCTTTTCCAATTACTCGTCATCCGCACGTGGTCCCGAAACGTCATCAGGCAAATTTTTAGTTATACCTAAAATGCCTTCAATATCGTTCCATTCTTCTTCATGCTTTGCCCAATCACCCTTGTGTGCAATTTTAATTGCTTTATTAATTGTGCTTGGTTTGATTTGTAGTTCTTCTGCTACTGCTTTTACAGTATCCTTAAGTCCTTCGTTCAAATCTTCTACTTCACGTAGTACATTTGAACCTTCGCTAATTAGCCTTTCTAATTTTGCTTTTTCTTCTGGTCCATAACTTCTTGACATATTATTCTCCTAGTTTGAGTTGTTATTATACATTATTACTAAGCGTGTGTCAACACTTACCTATAAATTTTCCAACCATTTTTATCAACTAAATTTAATATAAAATGTTTTTCTTTATTGTAATCGTGTTTTCCTTTGTTTCTTGTTTCATAAAAAGTCTTAGTTTCCTTAAAATCAAAACCAAAAATATTAACATTGCTATTGTTACTTTCGCTTAGATAATGCAAAATTTGTAATCCTGTTGATGGCGGTGCATCTAGCATATTCTGTAACCATTGTGATTGAAACAAAGGTAGTTTTAGTTGCTTTGCTTTAAATTTTACTTTCCTAATTTTGTATTCAAATTCTTGTTTGTTTGGTGTAAAAATAAGTGTATGGAATTTTGGAGTCTCAGCATTATATTTTTCAAAAGTGTTTATTTCGCTCGATGCTAAAAAATCCCATCTACTTCCTTGTGAGTTAGTGTCAATTATTTCAGCCCTGTTAAATCTTACAGTAGGAAGACTGTCAATAATGTGTCCATTACTTTTGGAAAATATGCTTTCAGCATTACCTACAATGTTTAATGGTTGATCTAAAACTGTTAACATAAAGGTATTTAAGTCATAAAAAAAGCCGGCAGTTGAATACCGGCTTTAGTCTATATTTAAATTCTTTTTGTTAGCAGTCTGGACCGCAGTTGCAGTCGTCACCGCAGTTGCCTTTACAAGCACAGTCTGGACCGCAATTACAGTCCTTGCCTTCTGTTAAGCCTTTTTCCACAACGTCATACATTTCAAAACGTCCGCCGTTTCTTTCATATAGCATAGCAGCAAAAATTTCTTGCTTGTTTGTTTCTTCTACTTTTGTTACAGCGACTCT